CCGCTTTCGGCTAGTGATGTCCACTCACGCAGGAATGACATAGCGTCAGGCTTCTCTGTGTAGGCTACAGAGTTATTAGCCAGGGCCATATGAGGTGCAGTTTTCCACCACTCGCCTGACTTCGCATGGCGCATACGGTCATCTGACAAATTACTCAATGAAATCATAGCACTACGACGGACGCCGCCTACAACTACGACTTCACCGATCTTACACATAATGCTGTGGCACTCGTAGCTGGAAAGCTTACGGCCTGTAGCCTGCTTGAATGTATCAATTGTGAAGTTGAACAAGTCTACCAAAGGCGCTGGGCCACTTGCCCGTCCACCGAATGTCTTCAGACGTGCGCCTGCAGGGCGTACATTGCTCACATCCCATTTAGGAATTTCACCTGCAAACAGCATGGAGATAAGTAGGCGGTATGCTTTTGCCCAGCCTTCTTTGCTGTCCTTTACCATGATAGTTGTTTCACTATCAAATAAGGTCTCAGGTACTTCAGGTAGATGCTTGATGTACTGGCGCTCACAACTAAAGCCTACGCCTGTCCCACACAGCAAGATAAACATAGCTTCATCAAAAGCCTTCATGTCATCGATGACCAGGTAAGAACAATTGTACATACAAGTGTTGTCACGCTCTGCAGCGGTTCCTGCAGTCATCATAGAGCGCATAGAGGGCATCACTTCTAATCCTGTGATGGCTTCTGCAATCTCGTTCTGTAGTTTCTCATCAGGTACAACTGTAGCTACAATGTTGTCCACATAACGGCCTACAGTTTCGCCCCATGTCTCACGACGGCCTTCCTCTTCAAGCCAGCGGGCGTATCGGCTTGTGTGAATGAATGCCTGATAGTCGGTTGGTAAATAATTGTTCATTTCTGCTCCCTAAACGAGGTCTGTTAGATTTGGTTCTTCATAATTTGGTCCCTTTAAAACCTTGCCATCCTCACGGTAGATGGGCTGACCGTCTTCACCCAACTTGCTCATGTTCGAGGCGTGTACACGGCGCACAGCTTCGTCCAGATCCCAGCCAAAAGTGGCGGCAAATCCGAAGGTCACATAAACAAGGTCGGCTAATTCTTTGAGCATCTCTGGGGCGCTGGTAGCTGAAAGAACTTCGGCATATTCTTCCTTAATCAGGACAGTACGCAGAAGGTCTTTATTGCTGCCTTTTACCCAGGCATGCTTCATGCTTTGCTGATAGGTACGAGCAAAGTGTTCCACCATATCAAGAGGGCTTTTGCCCAGATAGGTGTTAGGGTCACGCAGAGATGCGTTACCTTCATCAAAATATTCATATCCAGGGGTCAAGGCGCTACTCCTCTTCAAGCTTAATATCTTCATTGAGAAACTCACGACGCAGGCGATGAATATACCAAACGGCTTTGTCCAAATCCTGAACGCCACCTTTGTATTCGTACCGCCACAGGTACTTTATGGCGTTGCCTTGGCAGTACTTTTTGAAGCCTTCGTCACCCAGGGCAGCACGGATTGCTTCGATGCATTCGATGCCAGACTGATTGTAATGCGGGGGGCTGTTAACGGCGTCCATTAGTGTACCCGCTTCTTGCCATTAATCGGGATAACCTTGGCGTCGCTGATGGCCTCTAAAAGTTCTTCATCAGCCTCAAAGACAATTTCAGGGCCTTCATCGGCCTGGTCCATAACGTCTTTGAGCATACGGCCCATAGCGCCATACATTGCCAGCATCTCGAACCCATTGCTCAAAACCATGTTTAAGCCATTCAGGATGTCCATGAAGGGTTCCGCTTCCTCTTCGGACCACTGGTCAGAGAGGTTATGAATAACGGTTACACCAAAGTCGCCATCAGGATGTGGCTGCATGATGATACCCATGCTATCTTCGGGAAGGTCTTCAGGTTTCATTTTAATTTTCCGATCAGTTCAAAAAAGTGTTCTGCGTCGATGACAGCCAAAGGCTTCTGGCGGTCAGATTTGATTATGGCGATTGGCTCTGCTTTCGAGGGGCAATTGGCTTGCGCCTGCTCCATGAATTTGTAGACGCCTATGGCTTTCAGAGACTTACACTCAACTGAGTAGGGGAAGAGTTTCCTGGCGGCGGGGGATAACTGAATATCCTCACCGCCCTGTCCCATCCCTGTGGATCGAACATCATCTGGTTCCAATTTAGGAAACAGATCCAAGATTTTATCTCTAACCCACTGTTGGTGTTTACGCCCCTTTGCCTTTGCAGACGAAGGTTTGATTGCCACCTACAGTTCCTTTCCTTCATACATAACGTACCAATTTTTCTTAGGCTCTTTGGCCTTAGATTTTGGTTGTGGAAGAAGTTGAGCATTAGGCCAGCAAGCTTGCTTGAAGTCACAAAAACCGCAGGACATAGGTAGCTTTTTAGAACCCGTGTACTTCTTGTTAAAGAAGTCATCCACTGGCTCAAAGCAGCGCTGAAAAGACCAGCCTTCGTTAATAGCTTTAATCTTAGTAGCTATATCCGATTTGACTGCGTCCTTCTCTTGATCAGAGAACTCAGCGTCTACTACAACAACCTGTCCTGTGCTTTTACAAACTACAATCCAGCCGCCTGTCTTTTTATTCTGACCATCTGAATATCCGATCAATTGACCTACATACCCAAAAGGATCGTCAGCTTTCAAAGCAGGAAGACCTTTTTTCCATTTCTGCTCAAAGGCAAATGGCGAAGAAGACTTGATGTCATAAACCTTGTCATCAATCTCTACGTCGTCTTCACCCTTAATGGTGTAGCCCTCTAACTCAAGCTCAACTCTGGACTTACCGCCTGTGACGTTGACCTTAGATAGTTCGAGGACCAGATCCATAATGCATTCAATGGCGTCGCCATGAAGCATTCGCATAATGAAATTGTAGTCTTTGCGTTCTTTCTTCGCACCTTTGTTAGCCATCTGAAGCTGACAAAGAGGCTTACCCATATTGGACATACGGAAACGAAAGTCTTCGTCTTGCCGTGTGAACTGTCGAAGAATTGCTTCCTCAAAGCTCTGTCCAGCCTTTCTAGCCATCTTTGCCAACTCTTCAGGCTCAACATCAAGCTTATCAGCTTCGTTGTTAGACAGAAGGTCTAGGACTTCGTGGATTTGCGATTGCAAGTCCATTATGCGTCTACTAGGTCAGCTTCTAGGCTGTCTTCGATAGCCGCCAGGGCCTTGGTATCCAAGCTGTCTTCTGCAACAGACTTAAAGTACATATCATCGACGTACTTGTTCTCCGCAGTGATAGTATCTGCGAATACTTTCATCGTTTCGAACACTTCCTGTGTCATCGGTAGCTTAGTGCTTAGATCAGGCTTCCAGTGGATCTTGAAGAATACAGTGGCACCTACTTTAAGGCGCTCAGTAGACATCTCTGCCTCGTAGTCGAAGATATTGGCACCTTTAGGCAAAGCTTTGATGTATTCATTAAAGAAACCGCCGTAATTTGTACGGCCCTTACCCCAGTAAATGACGGGTTGGTTTTTAATAAATACTTCTTCACCAGATAGCGTGTGTCCATCCATAGAGACCAAGCCACGCACAACACGGCGCTGACAATCTTTATACTTCTGGCGAAGTTCTTCGTTTTCAGCACGGACTTCCCATTCTGGCATACCACAAGCAATACCGCCTGCTGTATCACGGGCTTCCTCACGCATGTTTTTCAATGCACGGGACTTAACGAGCTTATCATCTTCCCAAAGGAAGTACTGGACGTGTGAAGCCAGTGGACGAAAGCGAAGTGTTTTTCCGTAGATGATTTGATCAGGCATATGAACCCTAAATTCACCACGAGGCATAGGATTACCCTCGTCATCATCTGCGGCGTGTTGGTGATCCAATTTAGGTACACGCACGAGGGTGTCGCCGCCACCGCCCGATGCTGTTTCTGTTCCTAAAATATCTGCTAATTCTGCTAACTCAATACCATCAACGGTTGTTAGATCATTCATGTTGTGACCCTTTCTTAGTGGACTTTTATTATGGCACGTTAAGTGGCACTTCGTCAATCATATTCGACTTGGTCGAGCCAGTTTTTGCCGCCTGAAATTTCTATTGCTAGGGGCAGGGCGAAGGTGTAGCCCCAACGCTTCTCAACCTCTTCTGGAACACCTTGCATAGACCATGTGAGTGCTTCCTTAACCTGCTCAAGTTCATCAGGGTGACAGTCCACGCATATTGAGTCATGAACAGTCAGTATGAGTTTTGAACGAAGGTTTAGTTCCCTAAACTTTGCCAGCGCACGGATGCATGCCAGGGGTACTAGGTCGCCTGTGGCCCATCCCTGCACAGGATAGTTAACAACCTGTGTGGCGTTAGTGACACGCCCATTGCGTAACCGTCTTACGTTGGGCCAGAAGTATTGACGCCCTGAAGGTGTCTGTACGATCCCATTTTTAAGCACACCATCCATAAGACGCTTCTGATATTGTCCTAAACCTTCATAGATCTTGAAGAACTCTTGGAAGTAGTTGCGTATATGTTGTGGTTCACCAGCCCCCATACCACCATATAGAGGGGCGAAGGTGTAGGCCTTTGCTGCTTGTCTTTGATCTTTATCTATATTTTTTGCATCTGTTTCATTGATGATAGCTGCAGTTTGTTTGTGGATATCCTTACCTGTGAGAATATCTTCAATGATCTGTGGATCTCGTGAAAGCTCCCCAGCCACCCTAAATTCAAGACCGCTGAAATCCGCTTCGACGACAATGCCATCAGGGAAGCGGCTAACCACTGCCTTTCTAACAGGGAAGCCCCGCTTGGGCTGGTTTTGGAAGTTGGGATTGGATGAAGACAAACGGCCTGTAGCTGTTATGCATTGGTTCATGTTGGTGTGAAGTAATCCACTAGGGCGTGTCCAGGTCTCAATGCCCTGGATAAAGCTATCCAGATATGTGGAAACTGCATTCAAACGAGACAGCTTCTGCAAGAACTCAACCGCAGTAAGGTTGTCTTTGCGCTGGGCTTGCTTGATCAGACTTTTGATGGTGGATTTGTCTGTCTTAAAACCGTTGATGGAACCGTAGCTAGGCTCTTCGGGAACCAGTTTAAGTCCTGCAGTTACACCTGTAGGATCATAGAACGCTCCTACACCATTGCAGTTTGCACACTTAGATAGATTTTTCCAAAACTCTCCGTTCTTCTTAATCTTTTGTATTTTGCCCCTACCATCACATTCATCACAGCAACGTGCCATGGTGCGCTGTACAACTTGGGTGGTAGAACGAACCGCACGTTTCATCTCAGAATCATTCATACGTGGTGGTGGCAGAGGTTTTCCGTTAGCCCCTACGCCTATGTTCCACACTTGCTGATGTGTAGCACGGTCAATAACTTCACGGCTGTATACAACCTTAGTCATATCAGCACCGCTGTTCAGGTTGATTGGGGTATCACCCATAACTTCATCTATGATGTCATGTAGACGATCTGTTAGCTGCTTATGCTCTTCAGTAAATTCAACCTTAATTTGATCAAGAACTTCCAGATCAACTTTGATACCATTACGCTCAATCT